AAATATGCAGAGCTTCGGGATAAGAGAAATTTGACCGATTATAGAGTAGCGGCCGAAACAGGGATTTCAACGGCAACGCTTTCTAACTGGAAGAATGGGAATTATGTTCCAAAGTTCGATAAGCTTCTGCTTTTGGCGAAGTATTTTGATGTGCCGGTAGAGTATTTTGCGGAAGAAGAAAAGGGGTGAGAGAGGTGGTAATATCCGTAGGAAAAAACATACGATGTCAAATAGCAAAAAATCTGCTGTCCGCGCATGGGCAGATAGCAGATTCTGGAAATGTTAATGCTTTGATCGTACTAACAAAGTTTATTTTAAAACTTTCCAAGCAGTTCGATGATGAATTCTTTGAATTGCGGCCAAAAGAACAGGCTTGCAGCTCCGAAAGTCCACCAAATAAAGGTCAATAAGACATTGCATGCTTTAAACAAAGTTTTTTCTTGGTTGAAGCCAAGATATGTGAGCAAGTGTCTAGGGACAAAAATAATGGAATTTATCCAGTAAACGGGACTGAATGTTTCAAAAATACGTTGGCGGTAGATTCCTTCAGCTTCATAAAACATTCGGATGGCACCGTTGTATATGTCTGGGTTTATGTTTGGAAAATTAGTGAAAACATCAGCATTAAAAGTTGCAATCCGGCCATAGTCAATGCGCTGAGCTGTTGGAACTAAAAGATTTTTTATTCCGGCTTTTTTGAAAAGAGAGATAATTTCGTTTTTATAAGTTGGAAATTTAGGTGATTCACCAGCAAGCCAGCTTAAGTGCATTTTGCTTAAGTGCTTTATGCGGAAAAAATAGTAAATGTTAATTATGACCTTATAAATTAAGACAACAATAAAAAGAATAATTAGGTTGTTACCAAATTTGGCCATGTAGTTCTCCTTTCTTTTGTACTCGGCTCTGGCGGGAGCCTGTAAGTACAGTATAAGACGGAAACAAATTAAAAGCAATGTAGGAGGTGTTTACATGGAAAAACGATATCTTTCACCAGAAGATGCAGCTCCGTTCCTGGGGCTGTCGGCAGCGGCCGTAAGAAAGTACATGCGTAATGGAAGCCTGGACTTGGGAATGGTATTAAGTCCTCGAAAGACGGGGACTAAGACCTGGCGGTACAAGATCTATCCGGAGAAGTTAAAACAGATTACCGGATCCAGTGTACCAGGATATGAATAAAGGTCAGGAAAGGAGAGAAAAACAATGGCAAAGATCAAGAACTATGACGGTCAGACCGGCATGGAGCTGTCCTATGTGGCAGTGCAGGCAACCAGGCCTAAGAAGAAAGCTGTGGACTGGGTAGGCATCACGGAGACATTTATAGCCGGTGGCATGTGGGTGATAGTATTCATGATGCTTGGGGCTGCGCTTGCGGCCCAGGTGCTGTGATGGCTGTGTGGAAAGACCAGTGCGGTACCTGCATCGGGAAGAACCGGTGTATGGAGATAAGCCGCTTACAGGCATGCAGAGGCTACATAAAAAAGGACCCAGGCAGCGGCAACTGCGGAAGGTCCGGTAACAAAAAAATTGTACACCCTCATTATACGGAGGGAGAAGGAGAAATGCAAGATGAGACTTTATGAATTAACAGAACAGTTTCTTGCGCTGCAGGAACTGGCGTATGATCCGGAAGTGGATGAGCAGACTTTTCAGGATACAATGGAAGGCCTTTGGGGCGAGATCGAAGATAAGGCGGATGGTTACGCCAAGATCATCATGGGAATGAAGGCAGATATTGAAGCTTTAAGGACAGAGGAAAGCCGCCTGGCTGCCAGACGGAAGGCACTGGAGAACCGCCAGCAGGCATTGAAGAACAACCTGGAAGCCAACATGCGTGAAATGGGGAAGACAAAGTTTAAGACAGCACTGTTCAGTTTCAATATCCAGAAAAACGGCGGCCTGCAGCCGCTGGTCATTGACGGACTTCTGGAGGACATACCGGGAAGGTTCCTGATCCCGCAGCCACCGGTTCCTAATAACGAGGCGATCAGGGCGCTGTTAGAGAATAAAGCCGTTGAGTGGGCACACCTGGAGCCACGCGGGGAAAGCCTGAGGATACGCTGATGACATCTGATGGAAAGATCGTACCGTACCGCATGTCCATGTTAATGGAGATCGCAGCCAAGGTAGCGAAGACAATGGTGACCGGAGCGGTGAGCCTGAGCTATGAAGAAATGGAGATCGTGCTGGACTATATCCACCTTAACATTGAGGACAGCAAGCGCAGGAATGAAGCAAGAGAAAAGGAGAACAGAGATGTTTCTGAAGATAAGTGAGTTTAAGAAAGCCATGAAGTCAGCCCTGAAGACTTCCGGAGGGCTGGTCATCGGGAATGTAAAAGGGCATTTCCTGGTACATGCAAGTCTTTGGGGCGTGTGGGTGGAAAGTATTTATGCCACCAGTAAGTTTAAGGCAGCCATTGTGGAACTGATCGGTGACATGCCGGAAGAGGAGACCTGCTACCGGTACCGCCTGGAAGAGAAAACACTCAAGATGGAGTACCAGGTAAGCTATGAGGATCCTTATGATAAGTGGAAGGAAGCAAAAGACTTTGCATGCGAAATCCCTCTGGTATTTTACAGCTCACCTCATGAACTGGCTGTTTACCAGATAAACAGTGACCGGTCTTATGTGACCGTGCTGCAGTCCTATGCAGCAGGGATGATGTCACCGGCAGAGCTTGAAGCGGGTATGGAACGTATGCCCGGAAGACCCAGTGTTTCCCCGGCCGGTTCCACGCTTTACTTTAAGAGCGACACGATGATCTATTGGACCAGTATCATAAAAGTCTCTAAAAAGGCGGAAGATACCATATTCCGGTACTTAAGAGGGCTGGATTTCTTTGAGGAGGGATGGCTTCCAAAGGAAGAGGAGCAGGAAACAGGAGAGGATGATACGGCAGGGGTGCTGCCATATTAAGGAGGATATTATGGGATTACCAGTACTGATCTATGGAAAATCCGGCAGCGGGAAGAGCCGCAGCCTTAAGTTTTTTGATGAGGATGAGATCGTGCTCCTGAACACGGAGCGGAAAGAGCTGCCGTTTAAGAAGCGTTTTAAGAAGACCGGATGCAGTGATGATATTAACCGGATCATCACAACGATCAACCAGAACCCGGAAAAGACCTATGTGATCGATGATGCCGGATATATCATGACCCATCTCTTTATGTCACAGCACCGAAATAAAAAGGGGAATGCGTCTTTTGAGATGTACGACGACATAGCGGATGCCATGTATGGCCTGGTGAAGCGGATCAAGACGGATGTGACAGTTCCGGACAAGATCGTTTACATCATGTTCCACGAGGATACGGACGATTTTGGTATCTCACGTCTCAGGACCATTGGAAAGCAGCTGGACCGGAAGGTGTGCCTGGAAGGCATGGTTACGATCTGCATCCGGTGCATGAGTGAGAACGGGAACCATTTCTTCCGGACTGTTACGGACGGATCCGACATCACAAAGACACCGGAAGAGATGTTTCCGGAACCAGAGATCGAAAACAACCTGAAATCAGTAGATGATACCATCCGGGATTTTTATGGATGGGAAAAGCATAAGACCAAGGAGGATAAGAAGTCATGATAAAGAAACCGGCAGGATATGATGAGGCAGCAGCGTATACAGGGGAGTCCCAGCAGCTGCCAAAAGGAAAGTATGTATGTGTGATCAAGCGGGTGGCGACCCAGACATCCAGGAATGGGAAAGAGCAGTTTGTGATCCTGTTTGATGTGGCAGAGGGGGAGCAGAAAGACTTTTACCAGAAGCTTTATAATGCGGACAAGGCCCAGAACAGCGCTAACGCAAAATGGCGCGGTGTGTTCAAGCAGAACATGGAAGGCAAAGGCCTTTCCTGGTTCAAGGGGATCATCACTTCCATCGAGCGTTCCAATAACTTTACCTTCCAGTGGGATAAGGAAAACAATGAGAAAACACTGGCTGGAAAGAAATTTGGAGGGATCTTCCGCCGCAGGCAGTATGAGGCAGAGAACGGGAACTGTCCTATCGTTACGGAGCTTTTTCAGATCCGCAGCGTGGCAGGACTGGCAGAGGCAGAGGTGCCGGAAGATGAACTGCTTCCGGAAGGCCCGGTCCAGAAGCCGGCAGAAACACCGTCCCCTGTAGGTGATGGCTTTATGAATATCCCGGAGGGCGCAGGCGATGAAGGAATCCCGTTCATGTGATCCGGAGCTTTACAGCAGGGTGAAAGATGCAGTGAGTATGCAGCAGGCCGTGGAATACTGCGGCCTGCATGTTTCAAACGGAAAATGCCTCTGCCCGTTCCATAAGGACACCCACCCTTCCATGAAGATCTATCCCAATGGGAAAGGATATTACTGTTTTGTCTGCGGTTCCGGCGGTGACCAGATCAGATTTGTGGCGGAATATTATGGAATCAGCAACTATGAGGCAGCGAAGCAGCTGGCACAGGCTTATGGGGTGCCGGTGAAAGAGCCGGTGACCTACAGGGAAAAGCGGGAAGCAGACAAGAGAAGGCGTTATAAGCGTGAATTAGGGCAGTTTGTGCAGGAGGCGGTAAAATGGCTGACCGTATACAGAGGGCTGCTCTGTGAGGCTGTCAGGGAGCGCAACGAGCATTTCTGGGAAGGTCTTGGCAACCTGACCTATGTGGAATATCTGCTGGGGTGTCTTAAGGACTGCCCGGAAGAAGTGTATGCCGATAAGAAGGTGGTGAAAGAGATTGGAAAAGTCGAAGGACGAGTTATTAGCTGGTATATCTGAGCTGTCTGGCCTGGATCCGTTCCCGGATGAGATATTTTACCAGATCTTTGAGATCGAGGACAACGTGGAACGGACCCAGTACGTGGAAGCGCTGCGGAAAGAAGCGGGAAAGCTGAAGCGCAGGCCGGAGTTTAACAACCTGTACCGCGCGTTCGTCCTGGATTATTCCCAGAGACAGAAGCAGACAGGGAAAGTGACACGGTTCACGGACCAGCCCATAGAGCTGAACTGCGGGGAATGGGAAGCAACGGATATGGGGGTCAAGACCGTCCGTTATGACAAGAATGCCATGCCGGTCGCTTATTATGCCTGCAGCCACCCGATCCTCCCGGTGGAGAT